TAAAATACATTCAGTTCCACTTCATCGGTTCTTATCTATAAGGTAAGATTAACTACTTGTTAGTTAAGGAATATAATTAACTTTACACGAGTATGAAAAGACTCAACTTTGGAAGCGAGTATAGAAAGACTTAAGTGTCCATCTGAAAATTCCAAAGGTGTAAAAATAACAACGGAGATTATTTATAAAAAATTATATCCTCTGTTATTATAATGCCATTTGCTATTAATCCATATTATTTTTTTATATCTCTTGTTATTGGTTTGTTTTTTGCTTACGTTTTTACACCAACACCAGAAGTAATTATTAGATATCCTACACCAGAAAATGCAGGTAAAATTATTTATCAAGATACTAATGATATTTGTTATAAATACAAGGCAGAAGAAGTACAGTGCCCGTCTGATAAAAGTAAAATTAAAACAGATTATCTACAAGATAGTAAAAAAGATGATAGTGGAACTAATAAACTAAAAAAAAGATTTTTTTAATCTACTATAATATTATATGATTAATTTACTTAGGAGTAGTACTGGTCAAATTATAATTTCTATTATTTTAGGATTTGGATTGGCTTGTTTATTTAGAAAAGTTTGTAAAGATAGAGAATGTATTGTTTATCATGCACCAAATATTAGCGAAATTAAAAAAAAAATTTTTTCTTTTAATAAAAAATGCTATAAATATATTCAGGAAACAACAATATGTAATAAAAATCCAGTTAAATAATTCGAATATTATTATCTCAAATATAAATTATTATGATAATCTATATTATTGTTATTATTGTATCTTTTTTAATAGGTAAATTTTTATTTAAAGAATATAATTACCACGGACCCAATTCAAATAATATTAAAAAATACATCTATGAAATTGAACACAATAATTTAAAAAAATATTATAAATTTATTCCACAAGTTTGCATTTGTCCTAGTTCTATTTGCGTTAAAAATAAATAAAAAATTAAACCTAATACATTATAATATGTCACAAGGTACACCCATCTCTAATCTTAAAAAAAATAATAATCTTGTCAATGATATTATGAAAGATTATAATTCTAAACAGGGTATAGCCCCTGGCGGAATGCAAGAACGACCAAATTTCCAACAACCAATCCAACCTCAGCAGTACAACCCATCGCCCCCACCCCCAATGCCACAGCAACAGCAACAACAGCAACAACAGCAACAGCAACAACAGCAACAACAGCAACAACAGCAACAACAGCAACAACAGCAACAGCCACAACAAGTCGTTGAAGAAGAATATTATGATTATGACCCGGCTACTTATGATGAACAAGAACCATATGTACCAACTTTATTAGATGAATTAAAGCCAGTAATCATTTTCTTTATATTATTCATAATTTTAAACTATATTCCGATTGTTTCTCTTCTTGATCTTCTTTTGATTAATGTAAATATACCATATATCAGTTTAATTATTAGGGCTATTATTGGTGCTATTATTTTCTTTTTTATCAAAAAATTTATATAAGCAATAAATATATAATGCAAATAATAAAACAAAATCCAGTTATATCAATATTATTAATTCTTATTATTATTGCAACAACAAACTTGTCCCAACATATTCTTATTAGAAATATTATGGGATTTTTAATGGTTTATATGATAATTAAAGGATTAAAACTTAGAACACAACCTATGAAAATATTACTCTTGTCACTTATAATTGTGCTAATTCTTGAAGTTGTTGGTAATGTTTTATGTAAAAATGTTGAACAATTTGAAACAATGGATGACTTAGTTGAAACACTAGAGGAAATTCAAAAAAAAGTTGATGAAAATGATAAAAAAAAACCAAAAACAAGTAATTCTGATAATAATGAACATAAAAAAAGAGAATCTGATGGCAATGATATTAGCTTAAATGATATTGATTCAATCGATATTGATTCCAATGATAATTCAGATACCTCTTATAATAAAAAAGAAGGCAATTTATCAAATAAAAAAGTTAATAATAAAAATTATACTCCTCAAAAAGCACAACAAGAAACTTTTAAACTTTTAAATACTGTTAGAGAATTAAAAGAAACAATGGAAGAATTAGCCCCATCTTTGTCTACGGCAAAACATGTTTTGGGTATGTATAAGCAAATCAAAATATAGAAAAAAATAAAACAATATAATATAATGAACACCATTAATATTGTATTAATTACATCTGTAATTTTGGCTGTCTTTTTTTTATTGGTGGCTTTATTAAAATCAAAACAATATATTCAAGAAAATTTTTTAGATAGCCTTTTAGGTTTAAATAAATCTGTTGGAAAATTAACTAAAAATAATAAAACAAAAACAAATGATATTAGTGATAAAATGAATAATTTTCTTTCTACACCAGATATTACACAAAAAATCAAAGATCTCAAAAAACAAATTAAAAATAATAAAACTAAAATCGTAACTAAAAAGAATGTCGAAGAAACAGATAAAAAAAATATAATTAAAATAAAAAATAATAAAAAAAATAAAAAACCAGAAGCATTTATGTCACCATCTAAATTAGGAGCAATGGGAACATGTAGATTCTTATCTTCAGATACATGTTCTAAAGAATATCCTGTATATATGGGGGCTTCTCTTGGTGTACCAGATGATAGTGGAATGAAATTAAAATGTAATAGTGATTTAATGAAACCAGCAAAAGGTCTCGCTATCATTAATAATGGAAAATTAGAAGCAATTGTTATGTTAGATAAAGGTGAAGGTTATAAAACACCACCAACAATAACTATTGCAGGCGGTGGAGGAAAAAGTGGTAAATGTCAATCTTATATTGATGAACTTGGGTCAATTAATAGAATTCAAATTACAAATCCTGGGTATAATTATACGGGGACACCAAAAGTAAATATCGAATTACCAAGTACAAGTTCATCATGCTTTCTGTGTTGTAAAAAAATGTATTAGCATATAATATATATGAAATCCTGGAAATTATGTATTGACCGTTCAACTGTTGTTTCATCTATTTTATTAGCCTTAATTATTGGGTTTTATTACTTTAATCGCTATGAATATAATGCACCAGCCCTACAACCTTTACAAGAATCAACAACAAGTAATTCTCCAAGCACTATCATTATTAATAATGAACCAGAAATTAGAAGAAGCCCTTATGAAATTAATTCATTGGATAGAATTTTTAATCCACTAAGATATCCTTATAAAACATTACCATCATTTAATCCTTCTTATAATAGTTATTCTTATCCTAATATGCAACTGCCATCACAAGTTGTTGGATGTGGTGCAAGAAATACTCCTTGTCTTGGTGGTTCCCAGATTGCTATTAATAATCCCGTACAAACTCTTGATGTTTCTCGTGGATCTATTGCGCCTATTAATATTAGGACAAGGGGGCCGCTAGGAATGCCACAACAAGTTGGCGTTGCCTCAAGAATTTTTGGCAAACAAAACGAAATTTATCCACTTTTTGGAAGAAAAAAATATCCAAATGATAATAAATGGCAATATTATGTTATGATGGGTGATAATAATTCGATTAAAATGCCTGTTGTTCCAAATAGAAATAATTTCGAAATTGGAGAGAATGATGTTATATCAATTGTTAATCAGCCGGGAAAATTTAGAGTAACTCTTTATGAAGATGATTTTCCACAATACGTTCCTTATTTTTAACAATAATGCAGGTGTTTCGTTCCTTATTTTTAACAATAATGCAGGTGTTTCGTTCCTTATTTTTAACAATAATGCAGGTGTTTCGTTCCTTATTTTTAATATATTATTATAAAAAATAAATAATAATATTTTGCCTGGAATTACTTGTTATTTGACTAAAAAATATATTTGTTTATAACTGATAATATCATTTATCTGATCAATTATGCAGACGAAATATTGAAAATTTAATAATCTGATGATTTTCAAAACTTTCCGTAATTTATTTACATAAATATTAGTTTCTCACACCAATTGACGACGGGTTTTTTATATTGCTCAATCTTTTTGAAGAATAATCAACAAAATTATATCCTTCCAATTTAGAATTATTTTGAAAACCGCTATTTCCGGAATTATATAACTTTGTAAAAAAATCGATTGAATTTAATTTATAATCCAATTTTGGGATTTTCGATATTTTATTATTTGATTCAATAGTTATTAAATTTTTGCGATGGCTGTAAGGCAGTTCGTATGGTTCTTTAATAAATAAATATAACCAATTTACATAATCTTGTAGTGTTGCTCTTTTAGAATTAAAATTATATTTGAATGCATTTTTATCAACTGGCGACATAATATTCGGATCACCATAATTAACTTGTCCATATTTGCAATTTTCGTGTTCGTGATTTTTAAAACAACATCTTTCCTCTTTCTTGTTCATTCCAATAAATTCAAAATCTTTTGCATCCACAAAACTTTCTGTTACATTTTCTTTTTTTTTATTATCAAATTTTTCTATTTCTTCCTTTAAATTACTAAATTTAACTACTAAATTTGATTTTGGTATATTAATTGAAATATCTGTTAATCTTTTATCGACAATATTTACTATATTTAATCCAATGAAATATCCAGATAATATCACAATAAGTATAATAATTGCAAGTTGAGTATAATTCATATATATTTTATTAATATATTAAATATTATATTTATTACCAACAATATTTATAGTCTATTATATATAATATAATATGACTGAAGTAATAAACAAAATTAAAAACTATTATGTAAATTCAAATATTAATAAAAATATTATGGGAACTTTTAAACATAAATATGATTTTAATAAAAGATGCACAGAATCTTCTAAAATCTTAAATAAATATCCCGACAGAGTTCCTATTATTTGCGAAAGAATGAGCAAGCAAATTGTCAAATTAGATAAAACAAAATTTTTATGTCCACGTGATTTAAATATGGGGAATTTTATGTATATTATCAGAAAAAGAATGAAACTATCTTCTGAAAAATCAATTTATTTATTTGTTGGAAAATCTGTTTTAGCACCGTCCTCAAAAAATATAGATTCAATTTATGAAAAATATAAGGACAAAGATGGTTTCTTATATATTGGATATGATTCTGAATCAACCTTTGGTTAATAATTACATGAATCAACCTTTGGTTAATAATTACATGAATCAACCTTTGGTTAATAATTACATGAATCAACCTTTGGTTAATAATTACATGAATCAACCTTTGGTTAATAATTACATCGATCTGAATAAAATTATACACATCGGTGCCGAAGCGAAAAGAATTCAAAAATAAAATAGAATGCATTTATAAAGGTATAAATTTCGGTCGTAGTAATAACTACCAACTCGTGAAAATATATAAATTATAATTTATCTCAATAATATATAAGATGGATAAATTATTACCAAATGGAAAGCATGAAGTTTATTATATATCACCAAAAGTTGATAACAATGATGTCCAATTAGATAAGTTTCTATGTACAGGTGACAGATGTAAACTCGAAACAAATTTCAAAGAAATCGATGAACTTAAAATAACAAAAGAAAAAACAGCACCCATGATTTCAACAAATATCGGAAATTCCAAAAAACAATATGTTTTATTTAATGCTGGTACAACCGGTTCGGAAAAAATTAAATATTTTTTACAAAATATTTACATAACATCTCCCTCTATTCATTCAATTAATATAAATTCCCCTATGGACGGAGAAGCTATACTTGTTTTAAAATCAGATGCCGGGCAATTCCTTTATTTATGTGTTTTATTACAGCAAGGATCTTCTGCAGAAGGTAAAATTCAATATTCTTTATTTTCTGAAATTAACAAATGCATGAATTCTCCAGATAATACATCGGCGACATGCGAATCCTATTCGCCAAATGATTTTATTCCTAAAAATAGCCCCTTTGTTTTATATCTAACTAATGTTGCAGATGAACCCGATATTGAAATATATGATAAAGCAAATTTATTTTGTGTTATTGTTTTTACAACACCTGTCATTATCCCCTCTTCTTTTATTAATTCATTTAAAATAACAATGTATAACAAAATTAGTGATTATAATATGATTCTATCTGAAAAACCACTTATTCGCCAAAATATTAATTATTATTTAAATGACGGCCTTACTAAAACTGGTAGTGGCGAAGGAATTAATGGTTCTAATGGTGGTTCAGTACAAACTGTCAATGATTTAAGACAAAAAATATGTAAAAATTATAACACCGGAGATAGCAAACAAAAATCATCAATCAATAAATCTATTTCAAAAATAACAACAAATTTAGAAAAAAAATTTAAAAATATAACAGCCAACGATGAAGATGCTATTGAATCATCGACACCATTTTATAAAAATGTAATATTTTGGATTATTTTAATTATTTATCTATCATCTTGGGGGGCATTGTGGTATACGAAAGTGCTTCATAATAAAAATTATTTGATAATAGGCACGGCCGTCATTGGTGCTCCTTTATTTATTTTAATTTATATGATTATTATATTTTTTGAATATTTAAAAAGTTTTGTTTCACAAACATCAATTGTTGCTGCAAATAAAGCAGGCGCCCAGACAGCCAACTTAGTAAATAAATTTGCCTCCAAGGGACCAGTATCTGGTTCTGGATCTGGACAAGGTTCTGGATCTGGACAAGGTTCTGGATCTGGACAAGGTTCTGGATCTGGACAAGGTTCTGGATCTGGACAAGGTTCTGGATCTGGACAAGGTTCTG